TGTGCCGATTTAGACAGACGCGAAAAAAAATCGCACCCACGGTTCAAAAAGGAGGCAGAACGTGGCTGACCTCGTAAAAGCCGCTAAAAGCGGAAATCAGCGCGAGTTATACCAGGGCATCCTGGAGGACTTGACGCAGACACTCGCAAACGGCTGCGAACCATATACGAAGCCTGGCATCGTAAAGCAGATCATCGCGGTGCAGGAGAAGTTGGAATCGCTGCCAAAGGAGAAGGCGGATTCGCCGCTCGCGAAGGCGAAGCGCAGTGCGTAGGATAGGCGGACAGGAGCCGACGTTCAAGCGAGTCGGCGAGTGGACGTCCACACGCGGACCCGAAGCCGTCGAGATGTTCGAGGCATACGGGCGCAGGTACTACGGCTCGCAGAAGCTGGAGATGGACGTGTTCTTCGCGCGCGACGGCATCGGAGCGTTCGCGGCGAAGTCCATCGGCATCACGAAACCGCGGCAGAACGGCAAATCGTTCGCCGTGCGCGACTACTCGCTGTGGATGGCCGCGGTCGAGGGCAAGAGCGTGCTGTACAGCGCGCACCACGGGCGCACCGTCCGCAAGATGTTCAAGGAGATGTGCGACTTCATCGAGGCGCACGAGGACTTCAAGGACGAGCTCGACTACATCTACAAGGCCGGCGGCTACGAAGGCATCTACTTCGCCGACGGCACGTGCATCGAGTTCCAGACGCGCACGAACAGCGGCGGACGCGGCGGCACGTACCACGTGGTCGTGTTCGATGAGGCACAGGAGCTGACGAACGCGCAGCAGGACGCGATCCTGCCGACAGTTTCAGCCGCAGGCGAAATCGATGAGGGCGAGAGCGACCCGCAGAAGATATACATCGGCACCGTGCCTGGACCAGAGTGCCAGGGAACGGTGTTCCGCGAATTGCACGACCGCGCGCATGAAGGCGAATCGTCGGTCTGGTGGCTCGAATGGGGCGCAACCGGCGATGCGCTTGCAGATGTCGATATCGACAATGTGGACCTGTGGTACGCGTGCAACCCCGCCATGGGGCGGCGCATGTCGGAAGCCACGGTGCGCGACGAGCACGACACGATGAGCCGCGACGGATTCGCCAGGGAGCGGCTCGGATGGTGGAGCCCCACGGCAGGTCTGCCTGATTTCGCGATACCGGCGAACAAGTTCGAGGGCCTGGCAGTGGACGCTGCGCCGACAGGCGGCCGCGTCGCCTACGGCGTCAAGTTCGCGCCGGACGGCTCGGAGGTATCGCTTGCGGCAGCCAGGCTGCACGACGGCAAGTGCTACATCGAGCAGATAAGGCGTGAGCCGATGGCGCTCGGCCTCGGATGGCTCGCGTCCTGGATCGCGGAGCGCAAGTCGAAGGGCTGCGCATGCGTGATCGACGGCAAATCGGGCGCGCAGGCGCTCGTGGACAGGCTGGAAACGATGCCTGTCAACTACATCATCACACCTAATGCGTCGCAGGTCGTATCGGCCTGTTCGACGCTGGTGGACTGCGTGAACGAGGGAACGCTGGAATGGTTCAGGCCGCAGAGCGACCTGCTCGACAGCGCGACTACGTCAACGCGCAGGGCAATCGGCTCCACGGGGGGCTGGGGATTCGGTGGCGAGAATCCCATACCGATCAGCGCGGCATCGCTCGCGCTATGGGGCGTCTACAACTCTAAACGGAACCCGGAGAGGAAGCAGAGGATCGGATGATAAACGGTTTCGACGGATTCGCCGCTGCCGAGGGCCTGCCGCGAGGCGAACGCGCCATCGCCGCGGAGCTGCTGGAAATCTACGGCGCCCACCTGACAGCGAACAAGGAGAAGGCGCGCTACTACGACCAGAAGATAACGGCGGGGGAGTGCAACCTTGGAATCGCGCTTCCAAGCGATCTCCGCAATTTCGAGATGGCGTGCTGCTGGCCTGAAAAGGCAGTGACTGCCCTGGCAGACCGCAGCCGCTTCGACGGATTCGTGAACGCGAACGGCGAACCGATGACCGAGCTGGACGACATCGTGCGGGACAACCGCCTGGTGTCAGCATACGGTATGGGCGTCATCGATGAGCTGAAGCACGGCGGCATCCTGGTCACGCTCGCGGCGAACCAGGCGTACGGCTGCCTTATCCGCTTCCATACGTTCGAGACCTCCGCTGCGCGCTGGAACGGCGCGTTGCAGCGCATCGACGCTGCGATGGCGGTCATCGATTCCAAGAAGTACGACGGCGACTTCCTGTACAGGCCGGCGCTCGTGAACCTGTACACCGACGACGCAACATGGGTGATCCAGCGTGTTGACGACGTGTGGCATGCCAGGCGCGCTGAGAACGGACTGGGGCGCTGCATGGCGACCGTCATGCGCAACCAGCCTACGAACGGCCAGCCGCTCGGCACGAGCCGCATCACGCGGTCGGTGCGCGCATTGACGCGCGGCTACATCCGCACGATGACGCTCGCGACGATCGGCCTGGAGTTCTCCACGAGTCCGCAGAAGTACCTCATGGGCGTGAGCGACGCGCAGTACGACGCGCTCATCAACGAGAAGTTCGAGCGTTACATCGACTCGATAATGCTCGGCACGGTGGACCCCGACACGGGGCAGATACCGCAGTACGGGCAGCTGGCGCAGGGCACGTTGCAGCCGCACGTGGACATGCTTCGTATGCTGTCCACGCAGTACGCCGCAGCCACGTGCCTGAGCGTGACCGATGCCGGCGTCGTGAACGACGCGAACCCGACGAGCTCCGATGCCATCAACGCGCAGAACGACAAGCTGATCCGCCGCGCGGAGGACCTGAACGCTTTCAACGCCGACGAGATGCGCGACGTTGCGCTCATGGCGCTTGCCGTCAAGCGCAACCAGTCGCTGGCGCAGCTGTCTGATGAGGACAAGGGCGTTATGGCGCACTTCCTGCCGCCGTCCATGCCGAACATGGCGGCGATGGGCGACTGGGCCGTGAAGAACGCGCAGGCGGACCCGCAGTTCGCAGGCACGGATGTGTATTACGAGATGCAGGGCTTCGACAAGCCGACGATCGCGCGCATCCAGGCGCAGAAGCGCAGGAACCGCGGCCTGGACGCCATGAGCATGTTCACGGAGGCCGAAGGTGCGACTGTCTAGGAAGGCGCTCGACGCATACAACGCAGCCATCAAGGAGCAGGGCGGAAATGCGGAAAAGGCAGCGCGCAGGGCGCTCGAAATATGGTTTGCAGAGAACCAAGGCGCTTCTGTCGCTGATGCGCGCGAGTTCTCCATCGCGCTCATGGGAGAAGTCGGGTACGTCTACGGCAACGCTGCGGGAGATGCCGCATACGCATTGCGCGATGTAATTGCGCAGGCTGAGGGCATCGAGCTGACCGATGATGACTACGAGTATTTGCCGGAGATGGAATACGTCGAAGATGCGGCGCACTATCAGGCAGGCAAGCTCAAAACTGGCGACACAGAAGGCTTCAAGGACGGTATAGCTGATGCTTCGCGGTACTTCGCAGAGCGCGGAGCGAACGACACGATGGCGCATTTTGCAGAGGTGGACAAGGGCAAGGCGAGGTTCGCACGCGTGCCTACGGGCTCAACGACATGCGACTACTGCCTGATGCTTGCCAGCCGCGGCTTCGTGTACCACAGCGAAGCCAATGCGCTCAACGCGAACCACCGGCACTGCGATTGCAGGATCGTGGAGGGATTCGCCGGCATGGAGGTCGAAGGGTACGACCCCGACAAGTACTACGACATGTGGAAGCATCCCGAGAAGTACGCGCAGCAAACATCGCAAGAATCAAAAGACGAAATAGCAGAACTGGCAAAAATCGATTCGAGCAAATATCCATCTAAGTTCACCGACACGAAAGGAAAACGCCAAAACTTTGAGATATTCACTGACGCTATAAACAGCGTTGATGGAGCAGACCCGAAAGTCCGCGAGATATTTGCCCGTATGGATGAGATTATCGACAGCGATAAGATTCCATCAGGCAATTTCGACGTCAAATACAGCGCAGGACGCGGTTCTGTCAACGTCTATTCAAGCCGAAGCACCGGCAAGGTGACGAAGCTGACAGTGAGCGTCCCAAAGATGACAGAAGAGAACATCAAAGGCACGGTCACTACAACGTCTCATGAGTTCGCGCACTTTATCGACCTTATGAAGGGCGAGTCGGCAGATAGATGGATGTCATCCAAATACAGCAGCTTCTTAAAACCTGACTATCTAAGCATGCCGCCAAGCGAACGCATAGCGGCTGCTGCTGCACGATCGGAGCAGATGAAGCCAAAAGGCAAGATTCTCGAAGTGATGAGATCTGCTGATGTAAGGTATAAATCTGCGACCGAAGAAGTCAATGCCTGGTATAGGGCAGAGTATGAGAGAATCGACGCGGATTATGAAAGCAGAGAATCGAAAACTTTAGAAGATCGAAAGCAGCAGCTCAAAGAATACAAGCGGTTGAGAAAAGAATACGATTCCAGGATGGATGTTGCACACCGTACAGCGATGGACGGTGTTGACAAGCTGGAGGATATCTACGACGCATTGAACGAGGGGTATCTTCGCGGTAAAATGATAGATGGTGTGGAAATACGATACGGCCACGGATATAGCTATTATCGAACCACATCAAAGCAAGTCGAGGAAATCTGGGCGAACTACTGCTCTCTGTCTCTTTCTCGCCCAGACCTAATCGAGCTGCTGCGTGAAGACCAACCGAGCCTGATCGAAAGCATGGATGCCATGCGTGACGATATCCTGGAGGGCTTGAATGGATGAGACCGAAAAGCAGATAACCATCATCCGACTTCTAAATGAAGTCGAAGTGCCTGATCCGCTCATGAACTACTTCGATTACGATTCGACAGATCTTCTCGATTTGAAAATCGATGTACTTGAGAAGATGCGGGGAGGCACATCAATCGATGATATCGACGGAGGCTATAGGATTTTCGAGTTACTTCCGATAGGCCAGCACTGGGATTAACTCGAATCAGAAGAGCTAACGCAAGCGTCCGAACGGGCGCTTTTTTATTGCCGGAAGGACGACGATGCGCATACTCATCGAAGTGCCGACCTACGACGGGCGCATATCGCAGGCTACATCGCAGAGCCTGTGGCGCCTGGACAAGTGCGGTCACGAGGTGGACTACAAGCCGCGTACCGGCTACGGCTGCGCCATGGCGCGCAACCGCATCGCAGCGGACGCGCTGAACGCCAAGTACGATTTCGTGCTGATGGTGGACAACGACATCGCGCTGCCGCAGGATGCGCTGGGCAACCTGCTGGAGCATGACACCGACTTCGCGATGGGGTACTACCTGAACCGCTACGCACGCGGAGAGAAGCGACTGACGACGCTCTATAAGGAAGGGCTCGGCTGGCGCATGTTCGACATGGACGAGCTGGCGGAGATGCGCAGCAACGGCGTCCGCACCGTCAAGGTGAAGGGCGGCGGCATGGGCTGCGCTCTTTTGAAGCCTAGGGTGTTCGAGCGGCTGCCGTTCCCGTGGTTCGAGTGGACGGACATCTCGCGCAAGTGCGGCGAGAAGGCCGACGCATACGAATGCACCGACGATTTCGACAGCGGCGGCGAGGACATAAACTTCTGCAACCGCTGCCGCGGACAGGGCATCGCAATCATCGCGGACACCCGCGTGGCGTGCGGCCATGAGTTCCGGGAGGTCGTATGGCCGAGCTGAAGCACGCCGTCTACTGCGGCACGCGAAAAGTGTACGACCAGATGGAAACCGCGGCGAAGTCGCTTGTGGCGAACACGCCAGTCGATTGCATCCACTTCCTCATCGAGGATGCGAAGTTCCCACGGCCGCTGCCCGACTTCGTGCAAATCCACGACGTGAGCAGACAGACGTGGTTCGACCGCAACGGTCCGAACGCCAAGACCGGCTGGACTTGGATGGTCCTGATGCGCGCGGCATTGTGCCATGTCCTGCACGACGTGGACAAGGTTCTGTCGCTGGACATCGACACGATATGCCACCGCGACGCGTCCGAGGTCTGGGAGCTGCCGATCGAGGATTGCTACTATGCGGCGGTCAGCGAGAACCACAAGAGCGGCAACGGACTGCAATACGGCAACATGGGCGTGTGCCTGTTCAACCTGAAGAAGCTGCGCGACGGCAAGGCCGACGAGGTGATAGGCGTCATAAACAAGCGCAAGTACACCTGGCCGGAGCAGGACGTGTTCAACTACCTGTGCCAGGGACGCATCTATGAGATGCCGAAGCGTTTCAACGACATGTCGTTCAACGGACCCGTCGAGGAACCAGTCATAACGCACTACGCGGGGCAGCGCAACGACTCGTGGACTGGCGACCGCGAACCTGCGCGCTACGCCGCCATGACATGGCATGAGGCGATCGCTGCGCGAAGGTACGCGAACATGGGGTCCGTGCTGTTCGCGTGCAACCACGATCTGGAACGAGACGAGAGCATCCGCGCGGTGTGGGACGCGTACAAGGGCAAGAAGGAGCTGATGCAGCCTGTCGAAGCCATCGGCAGGGCCCATGGTTATAAGGTAATCATCACAGACACACTGACGCCTTACGTGCCGAACAAGGACTACATACTCGTGAACATCGGGCATGGGATAACGGGCGGAAAACGCTACGCCATGGACGAGAAGCGGCGCGGCATCGACAAGCAGGGCTTGAAGCAGACCGACTACGTGATAAACGCGTCAACCAAGACGTGCGGCATCGTGGAGAAGCAGTACGGCATCCCGAAGGAGCGGGTGGTTCCGCTGGGTTTCCCGCGCTCCGACATGCACGTAGGCAAGCATAAAGGCGACGGCAAGACGTTCCTGGCGAAGTACAAACGCGCCTATCTGTACGCCCCGACGTTCAGGGGGCGCAACGACGGCGACAGGCTGCCGAACATCGACTGGGAGCTGCTTGACTCGATGCTTGACGATGCCGAGCTGATCGTGGTCAAGCGGCATTACTTCCAGCGCGAACCGATAGTCGTGCAGGACGTGGACAGGATCGTGGAGGTGACGCCGAACGAGGGCATCGAGCCGTACCTCATCGACTGCGACGTGGTTATAACCGATTACAGCAGCGTGGTGTTCGACGCCTACCTGCTCGGCAAGCCCGTCGTGCTGACCGTGGACGATGCGGACAAGTACCTGTCCACCCGCGGCATGTACTTCGACTTCCCGCAGGGGTACAGCTCTCGATGGCTGTGCGCCGAGGGCAACGAGGAAGATTTGCTCAATATGCTGCGCGAAGCTGCTCAAAACGGCCTGACCGATATGGAACGAGGATTCGTGGACGAAGTCGCCGACATGTGCGACGGGCACGCAGCAGAGCGCGTCTGCGAGTTCATAACATCGCTGCTGTAAGTAAGAGAACTTATTTACCGATGAACCAAGCGCCTCCGGGCGCTTTTTTCATGCCCACGCGGGGGCTTCCCGCGGATGACGACAGCCAAAGGCTGGAAAGGGGTCTGACATGACCGAAGAGAACACCGTAACGGTGGAAAACGCCACGCAGAGCGCATCTGCGGAGCAGGAACGCACGTTCACGCAATCGGAGATGGACGCCATCATCGGCGAACGCCTCAAGCGCGACCGCGCGAAGTACGCCGACTACGACGAGCTGAAAGCGAAGGCTGCCAAGTTTGACGAAGCTGAGGAAGCCAGCAAGAGCGAGTTGCAGAAGGCGGTCGAGGAACGCGACAGACTCAAAGCGGAGCTGGACAAGCTGCACGCGGAGCGCGAGCGCGCCGAGAAGGTTGCGAAGGTCGCAGCCGAGAAGGGCGTCGATGCTGCGCTGCTTGCGCGCATGTCGGGCGATGTGGACGAGAACGCCGAGTTCCTGAAAGCGCAGATGGAAGCCAAGCCGAAATACGAGCCCGTCCACGACGGCGGCGAGGCGAAGGCACCGCCTGCGAAAACGGAGATTCCCATCATCATCTAAGGAGGCCATAAATGGCACGCATCACCTCTCTGAACATCCTGCTGGACACTTCCGGCAAAGACCTTCTGGCCGAGCAGTACGGCGCTGTGATCGCCAACGTCCAGAAGAACTGCATCTCGCAGATGATCAAGAACACCGCCCTGTCCGGCACGCCCGGCGCAGGCACCTACGAGGCCAAGCGTTTCGTCAACAAGACCGCCCAGAACTACGGCACCGCCCGCGCCGCTGCCCACGGCCAGTACGTCGAGGCTCAGCCCGTGGTCGTCCAGGTCAATCAGAACAAGGAAATCGTGGTCGAGGTCGAGGACAAGGACGTTCTGCTGTACGGCGTTGACGCTCTCGTAGAGCGCGAAGCCGCTTCCGCGCAGAAGGCCATGATCCGCGCCCTGGAGCGCGCGTTCTTCACCGAGGCCGTCAGCGCAGGCAGCGCCGCAACCATCAGCGCCGCTACCATCGAGGGCCAGATGGAACAGCTCATCCAGGCTGTCGAGACCGTCGAGAACGATTTCGTTGACGGCGTCGAGCGCGATGACATCGTGGTTGTCTGCAACCCCGCGACCTACGGTGCGCTGCGCACCTATTTCGACAAGGTGGAGCAGGGCAACGGCACCGCCGAGTCCTTCGGCCGCTTCCACGGCGTCCGCGTCTTCAGCTCGGTCTACCTGCCCGACAGCGTCGATGCCATCGCCATGATGGAAGGCGCCATCGCGCAGCCCGTGCTGCCGAAGATCTACGGCGCAGAGCGCATCCCGCTGTCCGATGCGGTCGCCTTCGGCCTGTTCTTCTACTACGGAACCAAGGCCGTCGCCGCCGACCTCATCTTCAAGATGGCGTCTGCAACCACGACTGGCGCTTAACCATGAAAGCCGAGGTCATACGACCCTTCTACGACCTCGAAACGGGCCTTGGCTGCGTCCCTGAGAACTGCTACGCCGTCGGCGACACGTTCGAGGGGACAGCCGCCAGGGTGAATGGTTTGGCGTTGAAGGGATTCGTGAAGAAGCAGCCTGTGCAGCGTCGCAAGCAGGCAGCCGGGAAATAAGGGAGTGAGATATGTCGTCTTACGCGACCGTTGAGCAGTACGTCGCCCGGTTCGGCGCCGTGTCGAACGAGACCATGCTCCAAGAGTGCCTTGACGATGCGACAAAGGTCATCAACGTCGCGCTGGATCGCGCGGGGATCGACCGCTTGAATCCGCAGGGTGAGTTCGCCCAGAACCTGATGAGCGTATGCCGCTCCATGGCAAACCGCATTATGCCGACCGACACCGCGATGCCCCAGGGCGTCACGGGGTACTCGGTCGGCGCGGTCGGATTCACGGAGTCCTACAACTTCGCCACCGCCTACGGAACGCCGAAGCTGCTGCCGAGCGAGATGGCCTTGCTCGGCATCGGCGGCAGGATGGGCACAGCGCGTCCGTCCTACGGCAGGCTGGAGGCGGACGATGCTTAGGGGCGAGACCGCGACGATCTACACGCCCACCGTCACGTACGACGAGGCGAAGGACGAGATCGCAGAGTACACGCCCGTTACGGTCGGGAACGTCCTGTTCGGTCGCCCGACCACAGAGCAATACGACGAGGCGATGCGGCTCTACGGGGTACGCGCCCAGTACACGCTGGGCATACCCAAGACGTACACCGCATCGCTTCGCGGCTGCTATGTGACGAGGGCGCGCGACGCATCCGTGGCAAGCACTACGACCACGACGGGCGGGGAGCCTGACGATTCGCCGAAATACTGGATAGCAGGCGACCCGCAGCCGCTGCCGGCAGAGATATGCCCGACCCCATGGAACCGCGAGGCGATTGCGGGGTGGGTCGATGGGTGATATCGAAGTCAAGCTCAACCTCGCAGGCGTCAGGGAAGTGCTCAACAGCGACGCGGCGATTTCGGATTGCATGCAGCGCGCGCGCAAGATCGCGACGGAGGCGAACTCGCAGGCGCCCGAACACGGGTACGTTTCGAGTCCTCCGTTCGCCGTCGATGAAGCGCGGACGCGCAGGGGCAACCGATGCGCGGTCGTTTACACGCGCACGACTCTTGGAAAGCGCATGCAGGCGAAGCACAGCACGCTCACCAAGGCGCTGAGCGCAGGGAGGTGATGGAAGTGGACGTTGCGGCAACGCTCATCAAGTACCTGGACGAAGCCACCGCGCTCACCTGGTATCACAACGTCCCGCAGAACGCGCCGGATGAGTTCGGCACGCTCACGCGCGACGGCGGCACGACCGAGATCGTGCGCGACATCCCGACCGTGACGCTCATGGTGTACGCGTCCACGAGGGGGCGCGCGGCATCCCTGGCATCTTCCGTCAAGCGTTCGCTCATCGCGGCGAAGTGGGAGGTGGACAACGTCTTCGACGTGACCATCGAAAGCGACTACTACGACCCGCTCGACGGCATGCACCGTCACAGGATCACGGCAACATTAATCGTCAACGACTGACCCGCGGATGCGGGTTTCTTTAGGGGGTAAACATGGCGGCAAACAACACTGCTGATGTTTCCAACGTCAAGGGCGTCCAGGGCGGCTACGGTTTCTCCGCGCCCTACGGGACCCAGCCGTTCAGCGGCGCGGATCCGTTCGCCACGCTCGGTTCGAGCTTCGACAACATGGGATTCATCAGCTCCGACGGCATCGAGGAATCCATCGATACCAACACCGAGGAAATCACCGACATGAACGGCGAAGTGGTCTACGTCGCCAAGTCGAGTGAGACCGAGACGCTGAAGCTGACGCTCATCAGCATCACGCAGGCGTCGCTCTCCGAGTGGCACGGCCACGACAACGTGGACGCGACCGCAAGCACGTATTACAAGATCGAGCACACGTCCGCAGAGCATGACCAGCGCGTGTACGTCTTCGAGCTGCTGCTCAAGGACGGTCGCAAGTGGCGCAAGGTCGTGCCGAACGGCCAGGTGACCGAGGTCGGCTCCATCGTCCACGCATCCGGCGACGTGGCTGGGCGCGAGATCACCATCACGTGCTCGCCCGACACCGACGGCGTGCGCGTCTACGACTACATCGAGAAGGAAACGACCACGACCACGACAGGCGCATAGCCTGGAAGGAGCTGTCAGATGACCGACGAATCGACCATCAGGAACATCGAAGTGGACGGCATCGCGATGGAGATCGACACCGCGAGGCTTGAGGATGTCAGATTCACCTACGCTCTCGGCAAGGTGTCCGCGGCGGAAACGCCCGATGCGGAGAAGCTTGTCTGGTACTCGCGCATGCTCGATGCGCTGCTCGGCGACGATGCGTACAGCATCATGTGCAAGGTCGCTGACGGAGGGGTGCTGGACGCTGAGCGGTGGAACGGCTTCTACACGAAGGTCCTGGAAGAGGTCGGTCGAAAAAACTGATGCTGCTCGCCGGCTTCATGGCCAAGAGGCCATGCGAGCTGCGAGCGGACTTCCAGCGCGTCTACGGGCTGAACATCGATGAAATGGGCGAGTCATACAGCGTCAGGCATGCGGCTGACCTTGCCGCCATGCTGCCGCGTGACTCGCTCGTTTTCAGAGCTGACTATCCCGCGCTCGAATGGAGCGACGAGATGTACATGCTCCGCAACATCGAATACATGACCCGGATACTCGTCTGGCAGAACACGAAGGACGGGCAGAAGGGCATTAGAAAGCCAAAGCCCGTCGAGACGCCCGACGAACGCGCGAAGCTGCGCGAGAAGGTGGCTGCCACCGACTGGCGCTACATCGCCGAACAACTCGATATCGACTTAGGAGGTGAAGCGTGGCAGACCTAGCGACAGCCTATGTCAAGATCGTGCCGTCGCTCAAAGGCGCACAGAGCACCATCACGAAGGAGCTCAACGGCGTCGATTCCAAATCGAGCGGCAAGAAGATAGGCGAGGGCATCAAATCCGGCATCGGCTCGATAGCCATCGGAAACTTCCTTGCGAACATACTGACGAGCGCCGCTGAAAAAGCGGTGTCCGCTATGAAGAACATCATCGTCGGCGCGTTCGACAACTACGCCGACTACGAGCAGCTGGTAGGCGGCGTCGAGAAGCTGTACGGCGAATCGTCCCAGAAGCTGCTCGCATACGCCGACCAAGCGTACCTGACGATGGGCAAATCGAAGAACGCCTACATGGAGCAGGTGACGAGCTTCTCGGCGGCGCTCATCAACGATCTTGGCGGCGATACCGCTGCCGCAGCGGACCAGGCGAACAAGGCCATGTCGGTCATCGCCGACAACGTATCCGTCTTCGGCAGCAACGTCGAGGATGTCGAGAACGCATTTCAAGGTTTCGCAAAACAGAACTACACAATGTTGGATAACCTCAAGCTGGGGTACGGCGGAACCAAAACCGAGATGGAACGGCTCATCGCTGACGCGAACGAGTACGCAGCGTCCATCGGCCTGGCTTCCGATCTGACAATCGAAAACTTCTCCGATGTCGTCACGGCAATCGACCTCATCCAGCAGAAGCAGGGCATCGCCGGAAACGCGATGAACGAATCGCTGAACACGATATCCGGCTCGATAGCCGCGACGAAGGCTGCGTACGACAACCTGCTGACCGTCCTGGGCGACCCGAACGGGGATATCGACGCGGCAGTGGCGGCACTGGTGGACCAGGTCGCGAACTCAGCGGAGCTGATAATCCCGAAGATCACCGACATCATGATCGCGCTGTCAGAGGCGATTCCAGAGCTAATCGACAAGATGCTGCCCGTGCTCGAAGAGCATGCAGGCGAACTCATCGATGCGCTCGCGAAGGTGATCGCGGCGCTCGCCCCGGTCATGCTCGAAGCCGCTGGAATCCTGTTCCTGGCTCTGATAGACGCGCTCGTGGAGGTCGGGAAGAACCTGGTCACCAACCTGGGCAAACTGGTCATGGAGCTCGTGCAGAAGATACTCGACGGCGTAGGCCCCGCGATGGAGGCCGCCGGCGAGTTCATGCAGGGCATCCTTGAGACGATAGTCGGCTTCTTCTCCAGCATGTGGAATGCCGGAGCCGAGCTGGTGAGCAACCTCATCCAGGGCATCGCGGCATGGGGCCAGAGCGTCGTTGACTTCTTCGCTAATATCATCGATTCGGCAGTGCAGACAATCTCGAACTTCTGGCAGCACCTGTACAACGCAGGCGTCAACCTCATCAACGGGCTCGTGCAGGGCATCGCGGACAGCTTCTGGGCCGTCATCGACACCATCGCCGGCGGCCTGTCGAACGCGTACAACGCCGCGCTTGAGTTCCTGGGCATCGCATCGCCGTCAAAGCTGTTCGCATCCGTCGGCGAGAACACGATGCTCGGCTTCGCGAAGGGCATCGAGAGCGCATCGTCGGCAGCCGAGAAGTCAATGGCAAACGCCATGTCCGATGTGTACGGCGCCGCCGACGGCGTAGCGTCCGTGTCCATGAGGGCGGAGGCCGAGGGAGCAGGCTCCATGGCCGCCGAAGTCGCATCGCTGCGCGAAGAGCTGCGCCAGATGCGCCTGATCCTCAACATCGACGGCAGGGCGTTCGCAGAGGCTACTGTCGGAGAAATCGACAGGGCGATGGGAGCAATGAGCAGAAGGGCATACGCACGATGACGAACACAACATACGAACCGCTCGAAAACGCGCCGTACGTGCTGTTCACCGTCGAGGACACGGGCAGGCAGTACCGATCGTCCACGAGCGTCGAGCCCGAACCGATGGGCATCGGCATCACGACGACGACGGGCCCTGAGCCCGAACCCGGCATCATCGGCTGGAATCTCGTGCTCAACGGCTTCGAGATAGCAGATGCTGTGGCGAGGAAGTACGAAGTCACGGTGCCAGGACGCGACGGCACGCTCGACCTATCGAATGCGCTCGGCGGCGTGTACTACGAGAACCGCAGGATAGAGATGAGCTTCTCGTGCGTCAACTATATCGCCGATATGTTCCATGTCCTGGCATCCGATATGCGCAACGCGCTCGACGGCAAGATCGTGCGCGCGGAGTTCTCGCATGACACGACGTTCTTCTGGCGCGGCAGGGCGCAGGTTGATGCTAAGTGGTGCGGCAGATGGTCGAAGATATCCGTGACAGTGGACGCTGAGCCGTTCAAATACAACGTCACATCGTCGTATGATCCATGGCTGTGGGACACGTTCAACTTCTACTCCGGCATCATCACGCAGGCATCCGACATCGAGCTTACCGGCGAGACGGTGAGCGAGGTGCTGCCGGCAGACCCGGCGCGCGGCAAGCCGACGCTGTGGCTCAACACGGGCAACGCGCAGGCGCGCCTGTCCACAGAGAAGGTCTGGCACACGCTGAAGCCCGGCGCGAACATGATCCCGGAGATACGCCTTAACCCGGACGGCGAGACCACGCTGCTGCTCAACGGCACGGGCTCGGTGGGCATCGAGTACAGAATCGGGAGCCTCTAATGTATGAGATAAGGCTTGCGGACGGCTCGCCTATCTACTACCAGGGCGACGCCGATTACACCGCATACAACATCGAGTGCTACACGGCGAAGGGCGACGCGGGGTACGTGAAATTCACGCTGCCAAAGTCGAACCCGGCGCACGGCACGCTGTCCACGCGGTCCAGCATCGTCAAGATGCTGCTCGACGGCGAGTCGCTCGGCTTCTACGAGGTGCGCGAGATAACGCACGGCATCGAATACGACGAGCAGGTGTACGCGGTGGGCGAGCTCGCATGGCTGTACGACTCAGTTCAGCCGCAGGCCGAGTTCCACGATGTGACGCCGCGCGGCTTCCTGGCTGCGCTGCTGAACGTCCACAACTCCCAGTGCCCCGACCATCAGTTCTCGGTCGGCATCGTTGACGTCACGGATCCGAACGACTCGCTGTACCGATTCACCAACCGCGAGACAACGCTTGACGATATACGCGAGAAGCTGGTGGACAGGCTGGGCGGCCAGATAAAGCTGCGTCGCGCAAACGGCGTGCGCTACATCGACTACCTGACCGACGCCACGTACGGCACGGAGTGCACGCAGCGCATCTACTTCGGAGAGAACCTGATGGACTACTCCGACACCATGACGGCGGCTGACGTGTGCAGCGCGGTCGTGCCGCTCGGATGCAGGCTCGAAAACGACGCAGGCGACAACTCGACAATCGGCAACCTTGAGAAACGCCTCACGATCGAAGGCGTTAACGGAGGCGCCGACTGGATATCGAGCCCGCAGCTGGTCGAGCGTTTCGGCAACGTCCGCACCGTGAAGGTATGGGACGATGTGACCGTGCCGCAGAACCTGCTGTCGAAGGCGCAGAAGTGGCTCGCGTCGGACCAGTTCGAGCGCATGCACCTGACTGTGAGGGCAGTGGACCTGTCGCTCACGTCCACCCAATTCGAGAGGTTCCGCTGCGGCGACTCGGCGGTTGTCGCAGCGGTTCCGTACGGGCTGGAGCGGCGCTTCCCGATAACGGTCAGGACGTACCATCCAGACTCGCCCGAATCGGACACGATAGAGCTTGGCGATGCGGTGGCGGTGTCGTACGTCGCGACGCAAAACGCGCTTAACAAAGCGTTCGCGTCCACCGAGCAAGAATCGACGTACCGCCAGACGCAATGGCTCACGGAAGCGATCGAGAACGTCACGGCGATGATGGTCGGGTCGCGCGGCGGCTACAAGTACACCGAGTACGACCAGGAGGGGCGCTGGCTTGCCGAGTACATCCTGGACTCGGACGATCTGGAAACCGCGCAGATCGTGCGCAAGGTCAACCTGAACGGCACCGCGTACTCCACGAACGGCTACCAGGGACCGTACGAGACCGCCATCATGGCGAACGGCATCATCCTGGGCAAGTACATCCAGGCTCACTCGGTGACCGCCGAGAAGATAAGCCAGGACTACACGGCGATGTGGGAGGATGCCGACACGCAGACGCTGAACACCGCCAGGACGGAGTTCAAGGCGGCGGATGCGCAGATAAGCGCGAAGGTCTCGCAGGTCGAAGAGACCGCGACGGGCATCAGGACGGACTTGCAGGCTGAAATCAAGGTGCGCGCCGACCAGATATCGCAGACGGTCAAGCGTGGGCAGATAAACTCGACCATCGCGCAGACTGCCGAGACCATCTATATCGAGTCGAACAAGTTCGGGTGGAACTCATCGAACAGCTCGATGACCACATCCGGCACTTTGACTGCGAAGAATGCGACGTTCACGAACTGCACGATCGATGGACTCTTCTCGTGCGATTCCAGCAATACGAGAGTCAGAATCAACGGCGGATACATAAATTTCTTCGGCAGGAAGTCGGAAGGTGCGGCCTGGCAGCAGGGTACGCGGATGTACTCGACGCTGGCGAGCGACGGCAGCCCGATGCTCAACATCAACACGACACTAAGCGGCTATACGTCTGATATAAACATGTGGTCGCGCTATATCATTCTCGAATCGTACAACGGCGGAGCAAAGTCGTATACGGGCGGCTACCTGTCAGACCTCAGAATCGCGAACAACACAATCGTACTTTCGTCAAGGAATGGGCAATCGGGCACGAACGCGAGAAACACGAATCTATCGCTCGATCAGGGCAACATCAAAATCGACCTCGCCCAGGGCGGGATCATCGATACCTGGATACGCGTATCGCATGACAAGGTGGAAATCAAAGGCCACCTGTATGTCAACGGCACGCTTATCGCATAGGGGGGTTGAAATGCAGATGATGCTCATCGCGGCTGACGAGATATACAGCGCCGCATTGCAGATACTCAACCATTACGGGGTGGAGGCGAAGGCCGTCCCGCTCATAGTGGAAGCGGCGGCTCACCGCTTGGAATCGTTCGCGCTCGGCGCGATGGCTCGTGAGCTTGCAGAACTATCCGAAACGAAGGAACCCGAGGACAGCGAGGTGGAAAATGGCTGACATTTCAGCGGAGATCGCGGCATTCCAGAACGCCATCTACGGCGAGGATGTGCGCGGCTCGATGATAAGCGCCATCGAGAAGATTAACGACGTTGTCGAGGACAACGAGGACGAGGTCGCGTCGTTCACGACCGCCATCGAGACCGCGATATCGAATGCGGAGACGGCGACGGCGGATGCCGTCGAGGCGACCACCAATGCGAACACCGCGACAACTGCGGCGAGCACTGCTGCAACGTCCGCGAACACCGCGGCGGCGAACGCGACCAGCAAGGCGAACGCGGCGGACGCGCTGAACTCTTCGGTGCAGACCGCGGAGAACGCGCGCGTGATCGCGGAGACCGCGAGGGCGACCGCCGAGACCGCCAGGGCGAGCGCGGAATCGTCCCGCGTGACCGCAGAGACGGCGCGCTCCAACGCCGAGACGAACCGCACGAGCAACGAGGCGACCCGCCAGGAGTCGGAGTCGGCGCGCATCTCGTCGGAGAACACGCGCATCTCGAACGAAGCGACCAGGCAGGCGCAGGAGACGTCGCGCCAGTCCGCCGAGACCTCGCGCGTGAGCGCCGAGTCGAACCGCTCCACGACGTTCGCGGCGATGCAGGCATCGTTCGCCGAGATGGAGCAGCAGGTGCTGCCGCCCGCCACGTACTCGACGCTGGGCGGCGTAATCATCGATGAGGAATCGGGCATGACGGTTAGCTCCAGCGGCCTGTTGTCGTTCGAGGCGGGCGACTTCCTGACCACCGACGCGGCGGCTGCGACCTACGCGACCATCACGACCGTGAACGGCAAGGCGGACTCGTCGCACACGCACGCCGCGACCGACATCGCGAGCGGCACGCTGGCGGTCAACCGAGGCGGCACGGGCGTGTCCACTGCGGCGGCGGAGCGCGATAGGCTGGGACTCGGCTCGACCACGGGCGCGCTGCCAGTCGCCAACGGCGGCACGGGGTCCACTAGCGCAGGCGATGCGCGCACGGCGCTGTCCGTGTACTCGACCACCGAGGTGGACACCGCGCTCGCGGGCAAGGCTGCGTCATCGCATACGCATGCGGCGACCGACGTTACCAGCGGACAGCTCGCGATCGCGAACGGCGGCACCGGCGAGTCCACGGCGGATGCCGCGCGCCAGGCGCTCAACGCATCGCGCGAGTGGTACGCGACCAGCTCGACGGCGGCTGGGACCGCCGCGAAGGAGGCAACCTGCACGGGCTTCGTGCTGGAAGAGGGCGTCGCGGTGGACGTGCGCTTCACCAACGAGAACACGGCGGCATCGCCCACGCTCAACGTGAACTCCACGGGCGCCAAGGCGATTTACGCGAACAACTCGACCACGGCGGCGAACTGCAAGTGGATGGCTGGCGAGACGGTGCATTTCGTCTACGACGGCACGTACTGGCGCATGGCGAACTCCGTGGCGATAAACTCGCTCCGGGAATCCGTATCCCATTTCAACAGCAACACGGGTACTTACTCTGGCAACCTGAACAATGCGCCGACTGGATCGTCGTTTGTGACCGTAGCGAACGTGAGCAACGCGCCGTCGACCTCCGCGTCCTACGGCTTCGTAGTGGCGCTCGGCAACGTGCAGCTCTTCGTGGAGTTCACGGGAACGTCCACGAACTCCGTCAAAATGTACGTCAGGTTCTACACGAACAGCCAGTGGTATCCGTGGCGAGGCGCTACGTTCTCGTAGGGCTACAGCTTCGTCCATGAAGTCCATGTCGAGCCTGAATAGCCCCTCGTCCACGTGTCGCCGTTCGAGCGGCATGCACGCTGGTATATGTACGATCCAGCGCCGCCTATGTCGAAGACCTCGATAGCAAGCAGCGCGGCAGCGGGTACGTTTGACGAGCCTGAATTGAGGAAATAGACCCCTCCCGTCTTCAATGCGTTCGCGTCGAGGTTAGAGTACGCTCCTTCGTGCGCGATTTTGGATACGGATTACTGCGGAACACTCAATTCGACGGAGCCGAACAGGTTAGATTTCCCAGACGGCATCACGCCGTATCTGCTGGGTGCGCGTCTGGGTTTTTCAAGTGCAGGCAATCGATTGTTAGGAGGCAGGCGGTGGACATCACGCCGTATCTGGGACCCATAGTCACCGCGCTCATCGCGTTCGGCGCGACGTACGCGGCATTCTCGGCGAGGCTGACGAAGCTCGAAACGATGATAGAGGACCTTCGCCGCGACGTGGAGAAGCACAACCAAGTGGTCGAGCGGACATACAAGCTGGAAACGGAGGTGGACAACCTCTATCACCGTTACGACGAGCTGCGCTTGGACGTGAAGGACGCAAAGATCGGCGGTACTGAATGATAGACGACTTCACGCCCATCGTCCACCGCCTGCGCGGTCGCCCCGTCAAGCTGTACGCCGTCGCGGATGTCCACATCGGCGCGAAGGAGGCGGACATCGAAGGCTTCCAAAAGTTCCTCGGAAAAGTAAGGAACGAGCCCGATTCCTACTTAGTGATTGTCGGCGACGTGCTGAACAACGGCATCAGGGACAGCGTGACGAACGTCTACGAGGAAACGATGCCGCCATCGCAGCAGATCGATTTCGCCGCCGAGCTATTTGCGCCAGTGGCGGGAAAGATTCTTGCCGCTGTCGGCGGAAACCACGAGCAGCGCAGCGTCAAGGCGGTTGACCTCGACCCGCTGTTCCAGGTGTTCTCCATTCTGCGCATCCCCGACGTGTACCGCCAGAACTTCGCGTTCGTGCGCGTCGTGCTGGAGAGGGGCAACACCAAGGACTTCTACTCGCTCTACCTGACGCACGGCAAAAGCGCGTCCAGGCAGCGGAAGTTCGCCCAGGCTGCGGTCGAGGGAGTGGACGCGATAATCACCGGGCACACGCACAGCGGACTGGTCGAGCGCAACGCCAGGCTGGTGTTCGGGCAGCACAACCAGATAAGCGTCAAGCCGGTGATA